CACCGACCGAGCCGATCATTGGCGACGACGGTAGCGCTCTTGTTGGACGCGACCGTCAGTAAGGCTGCCAGAAAGTCCGGATAGGTGATCGCGACATTAATGATTTCGCGCACAGTGCGCACCAACTTCAACCCGATCGCCTCCTTCCATTGTATCAGTACCGCAAGGAGGGCGGCCCGCTTGGGATCGTCCTCGCGAACTTTTGCCACCGTCCCACAGGGATCAGCACGACCAAGCCAAACCAGCGGCTCGCGAACGCGGCGCGACCAGCTTTCGAAACTTCCAAAAGGTGCTACGTCAACGCTCTCGCCAAACACGTGCCATGCCCGCAGCGCGGTAAGTGCTGCAGCTACCAGTCGGCCACGTTGCGTGCGCGCTGCGTCAAGGACGTTTCCCTCAAACCTGCGCAGTTCCGGCCTTTCACAGTGGGCGTCGAGCGAGCAGATCAACGTTCGGCGGGTGAGATCGCCAACGATCGTCATATTATTGCCGGTGGCATAAATGGCGGCATTGACCAGGGTTTCGATGTTCTTGCTGGCGCCCAGCACGCGAATGTTCAACTTCTGTTGCGTCAACGCCTGACAGAGGAAAGTGCTTTGCAAAGGGCGCTCGCAATTGTCGATCGCGATAGCGACATCGCCGGCTAGCAACGCAGCGCCGAGCCGCTTCTCCAATTCCTCCTCAGTACGGCCTTGGCTGATCACCGGCATGGGCTGAGCAGTGGCGAGCATGGCAGCGACATCGACGAGAAGGCTTTTTCCAGTCCCCGCCGTCGGTGACGTGAAGGCGTGCAGTGGAGCGGCGGTCATAGAGCGCCGATCGAGCGTCGTCAAAAACGCGCTCAGCGCTACGGAACGGTCTGCCGGGCCGACAAATGGGAAGCCGTCGATCAAGTGATCGAGCAATTCAAGGGCTGCCAGCGCATCATCTTTGGTCGGCTGCTGCGGGATCGGCGGGAAGACCTCGTCGCCGGGCTTGTAGAGGAGGCCAGAGGCGACGTCGTAGCCGGACGTCTCGCAGATCGAGCCGTCACGGCGCAAGAACGGCGTCTTTGTGATGCCAGAAAGCACCGGCAGTTTCCAATGGCCGCCGCGCGACAGCAGCGCGTCGGCAACGTCGTCCGGCGCATCGACCGGCACGTAGCTCTTCGCTCGGCTGTCCCATTTGAGGAAGCGCGCGGCGCAGGTCAGCGCCTCGACCAGCCAGGGGCGCGTCAGCGGCGTGAGCTTCCAGTCGTCGTTTGGCGGGATCGTCGGCAGCAGCAGCGGCCGCACCAGCAGACCCCCACGCTGGTAGACCTCGCGCCTAAGGCCGAGCAGCGCGTCCTCGGCCTCGTTGACGACGCGCGGCAACTCGCCGTTAGCAACGACGATCTGCGGCCAATTGTTGGCCAGCGTGGCGCCGCCGGTCGCGGCGGCGCGCTTGTGCGCGCGCCATTTGTCATAGCTTCGCGTTACCTCGGCGAGCAGGCGGTTCGCGTACTTGGCACCGATCCCGTTGGGGTGCTTGGCCAGCTCCTCTGCGATCTGCTCCGTCGAGTGACCCTGGCCGGCGAGGTGCCAGACTGCAGCCTGGAACAACTCGCTGCGCTCGCCCTCTGGGGCGCCGTTCTGGATCAGCGCCTCATAGTCGAGTTCGTGCTGCGGTCCGGCGGTGTTGAAGTCGAGCGGCTGCGCCTGGCCGTAGCCGTGCCGCGCCAGCACGGTGTCGATGAGGTGGTCGAGCGGCGGCAGCGCGGCGCAATGGCTCTTTTCCAGGCCGGACACGGTGATGTAGCGCGCAGTGTTGCGATAGATCTCGATGCCGGCGCCCGTCTTGCGGTCGAATGTGAATTTGCGTTGCGTCTCCGGCCCGGTGGTGGTGCCGATGATGCGCAGCCCGGCGCCGGACACCGTCGTCTCCTGGTAGGCGGCCTCGGCCTCAGCGCAGAGCTGCTCGGCCCAGCGGAGCAGCTTCGCATCCTCTACGACGTGATCGAGGTCGACGGCGCCGATACCGGACCCGAGCAGCATATAGCCGATGCCGTCGGCGTGGCCGCGCTGCACGGCGGCGACGGCATCATCGTACGTGCCCCAGGTGGTAGGATCATTGCTGCGCGCGTTGCGGCTCGGATTGCGCGCCTGCCGCGGCGGCTTCGTCCATTTTTCCTTGCCGGCCTTGCTCTCGCGCAGCTCCCACGGCCAAACCACCCAGCGCCGCTCGGCCGTCAACGGCGCCAGCGCCGCCGGCAGGTGCGCGAGATCGCCACAATAGGTTTTCGGCTTCTCCTTCATCGCCTCATCCGCGGCGCTACGCTGCATGCTGCATCATCGCCAGCACCGTTCGTGATGTCCGCACATCTTGCAGTGCCAACCCGTCGAGTCATCGGTGATGCGCGGCAACAACTCGCCGGCTTGGGTGGCCTGGATCACCGTGACGGCGCGGTCCGAGCAAGCCTGCGCCTGCTCGGCGTTGAACGGCACGATGACGTGCAACCGCTCGCAGGTGTCGGCGTTGGTGACGGTGAACAACGCCGGGTGTTCGGTGATGTCGAGGTAAGCTTGGTAGATCCACACCTGTGCGGCGTATTGCGGGTAGGCCTTCTCGACGCCTTCGCGCTCGATGCTCCGCCAGCCCTTGGCGCCGAGGCACTTGTGTTCCCACAGGCACGGATAGCCGACGCCGGGCAGCGACGGGCCGCCGGTCAGCAGGCCATCGATGTCGCCGCGAAACAGACCGCCAGCGGCGACGAAGCGAAGCTCTTGTGGCGCGTACCGGAAGCCGGAGCGTTTCAGATGCTGACGGGACACCTCTTCGAAAAAGTGCCCGCGGGCGAAGATGTCGCGCGTGCGCGTCGGGTGCCGGGGATCGACCAGCCAATCGTATTGGATCCGGCGCAGGCACTCGCTGCCGACCGACGACGCGCCGAGGTATTGGCGGAGGTTATCCTCCTGCGGCTCGGCGCGTTCGATCAGCCCGTTGATCGCCACGCTGAGGGCGCTGATTGAGAGATTGGCGCGATTGAAGTCGAGCATCGACGCACCCTCACAGCCCGAGCGTGTCGTTGGGCCCGGCCTCCCTGCGGGTGATGGTGCCGCCGCTGAAGTCGCGAGCGATCATCGCCTTGCGCACCAATGCGAGCGCGGTGGTGAGGAAGACCACCACCATCTCGCGCGGCCAGTTGTTGGCGGCGCGCTCCAGTCCACGCCGGGCGTGTCGGCGAGCTGCGGCAGGATCGTCGCCACGGCGCCAGCATCCCACGGGTCCGGATCGTAGCCGGTCATCCGGACCGCCCGCTCGGTGTCGAGGCCTTCAGCGGTCGCCTGCTCGGCGCGCATCGCGATCCAGGCGAAGATGACCGCAGCGACAATCCAGCCCCACTCGACCTCAGAGAGCCGGCCGATTGGCGTCGCTGTCCGGATCGGGTTGTCGGCGCCCACCACCCGCCGCGCTGCGGCGATGGCCGCGGCGGTGGCGCGGCTTTGCCACTCGTTCTCCTTTCGGGTCAAGTCGCCCACGCCGGCCTCTCGATCTTGACCGGCTCCGCCTTTGTAGCGGCCGGCCCCCCCGACTCGCCGGGGCCCTTGGCGACCTGCTCGACGCGGCGCCAATCCTTCCGGTCGGGCGTGACGGCCTCGACCAGGATGTTTTTGGCCGGGTAGTTATCGCGCGCCGGCTCAACCCCGATGCGGCCAATGAAGCGCAGCCCGTCGAAGTCCTGATAGCCGCCAACCTGGCGCGCCTGCCTCGCCGCCTCGCCGGTGTCGTCGGGGCGGATGCCGCGCGCGCTCTCGAGGATAGCGCGTAGCCGCGACCGGGTGATCTCGGCCGCGGTGGCGTGGTTCGGGGTTGCGCCGACGAGGGTGAGCAGCCCCCACACCTTCTGCTTGGCGTAAGGACCATCGACCACGGTGAACTCGCAGTCCAACGCCTCGCTGTTGCCGTCCTTGGAGCGGCGCAGGAGGCCACCTTCGCCAGCGTTACCCGGCCGCACCGTCATGCGCAGGGTGGCGATGGTGCCGGCGGGAATCAGTTCGAATGAGCGCTGCGGTTTAGCGTCGTTGAAGTCCATAGCTTTCTCCTTGCTACTCTGGTGCCTTGATGAGCTTCTGCTCGGGTGACACAATGAAGGGGTTTCGCTCGCCGGGACCGACGAGCTTGCCGATCAGCTTGCCGAGGTGCGGCTCCTCGATCTGCTCGAGCCGGCCAGCGCGGTCTTTGGCCGGATAACCCCAGGGGTTCGGTGCGGTGCACACGAAGGCGCGCGCTGGATTGCCGTCGCCAAAGTCGACCCACTGCATGGTGATGATCTGATCGACGATGCCCGGCAGCTCGCGCGAGGTTTTTGCGCCCTCCATCTGCAACTGCCACGTCGCGGCGTTGAAATCGTCGACAACCTTTTCCAAAATGCCGACAAAGATCACGTTCATTGCGCGCGCGTGCTGCAGCTGGTTCAACCACGCGATCATCTCGCGCGCGTGCAGCCCGTAGGCGCCGCGAGTATCTTTTTTGCCGGTGCGCTCGGAGAAGGCTTCTGGTTGCTGCTCGGACCAACGATAGGAAAGGCGGCTTACGGCAGTGATCGAGTCAACAAACAGCGTATGGTACTTGCTAAGATTGTCGAGCGCACCGCCTAGGGCGTTGTAATGTGCTTGCGAGTAGCACGCTGTCGGAGGGTAGCTTGGATTGGTGCCACCGATCCGGCAGGCTATGTCACGCGCTGTGGGCCAGTCGTCCACGCGCAATGTGTCAACCCGCAGGTCTTGCACGCTCAGATCGCCGGCCTCAATGTCCATGAAGAGCGTCGTTACCGGATTGAGTGTGTGCAGTTGGCTCGTTTTGCCGACGCCAGACGGACCGACAAGCAAAATCTTGGCGCCGTGACGTTCGGCGAGCCGTGCGTCGGCCGAAATTATTTTCAGGCTGCTCATTGATACGCCCCTGGGAATTCGCAACACTGGATCGTGTCGATCGCCCCCCACAGATCGCCGATCACCGCCTGAGAGTCAGCGTGCCGGTCATCTCCATCGGGAATGCCCTGGAGCGCCAGCGCGCAAGCTTCAAGGATGATGACTGCGTCAGATGCTCGCGCGTTGCGTGAGCTATAGCGACGCTTCGACAAAGTGAATTTCACCAGCAGCTTGCTAAGCGCCGCCGGCACCTCTGGCTTCTCGAGGTTCTCAAGTTCGTAGGCGGAATTCTCGAGCGTCTGAATTCTCTCAGTTTCCGGGAAAGCGTTATCAACGACCCCGCGACTTTCGGAGGCCAGCTCCTGCAAATCACCGAACGCCAGATCGATCGCGTGGCCGATCTCGCGCGTGTGTTCGACTTGCTTGACCTTGCCGATGCGTTTCGGTTGATGCTGTTCATCCTCGTCGACCTCATCAAGATCATCGGTGCTCTCTCCTTCGGGAGCGCTAGGCATGATCTCGATCGAGTTGCGCGGCTCGCGACGCAAGAATTCAGGGATTTCGTCCGAGGTCGAATCCGACGGCGCCGCGGCCGATGCATTGACTTGACGACGATCGCTAGGCGTTTTTCAATCAGCGGCCACCATGCGGCGGGAATTGCTGCCAGCAGGCAATGCAGGCCGATGGTGTCGATCGCCTTGCTGCGTTCTGCCGGCGGGGCAGCGTTCCAAGCGGCAATGACATCCAGGTGCGTAGTCCGCGCTTTGACCATGGGCACAGTAGCGGCCATGATGGTACATCGCTGCTTTTTCATAATAAGGGGTTTGGGAGGAGAGAGCTTCTTGATCGCCGCCTCGATCGTGAGGCCGGCCAAATCCGACTTGCAAGTCGGATTTGCTGCAGCGAGACGGGCGAGACGCATATATCGCTCGGCCTGGCGCTCGCCGACGTCGCAACTTGCGAGAAACTTGCCCCACTGGCCGTGGTGCGTGAGCTCCTTCGCGTCGATCAGGGCCTGACCGGCGCTGATCGCGTGCAGGATCGTGTCAGAAGCGGCGTGGAGGAGGTCGGCCTGCGCCTTGCGGAAGCGCTCGGCAAGTTCAGCGAGGGACGTGGCGCGGGCATGATCGGCAAGTACCGGAGCAACACCACCATTGTTCTCCAGAGACGGGCGAGCACCATCCAACGTCGGCGGGCGGAGCTCGACTTGCTCCACATCCACCGCCATCGATGGCAAGTTCCCGTCGTCGCCTTCCGGACTCGGGCAGCGCTCCAGGAACTCTTGTATTGAACCCTTTCTTCCTCTATTTGACATGACGTTGCACCTAAACTGCGATGGCACGCAGTGGTTTTTAGTTCTGGTGGTGGCGGCCCGGAAACCTCGGTGACCGGGCCGCTGGGTTTAGAGTCGCTGTTAGCTCACCGTATCTTCCAGTCGCCGCGACCGTCCGCGACTGGGCGGATGCCTACTGAGGTCCGGCCTCGGTATCTTCGTGACGCCAATCGGCGGCAGCTTCGCTGGTGATGATGACCTTGCTGCCGATCCGTTTAATGCGCGGCCCGCGACCGGCTTTCCATTCCTTGTAGAGCCAGCTTCGACTGACGCGGTGTGCGGCACAAAATTCAGCGACTGTGAAGGCGAGCGCAACGAAGCCGCTGCCGACCTGTCGTTGTGGCGCATGTTCCATCGACATCGTGTGCGAGCTCGTGCACGTGTGTTCCAGTGCACGAGATATTTGGTCTGTGGATCGTCGGACCATACTGACAATCATGACGCCAGAAATTTCGCGTCACGAGCGGCGTCAGGCTCTTGTAACGACTGTGTCAGGCTCTTGTCGGGATTGTCTTGCGCTTAGGGCTGCAATTACGCTGCGCGCTTGCCGCTTGCCGGAATATTCTTGTGGGAGTATCTAAGTTGTTCAACGGCCAGCATTTTTTGAGCGGCGGTCAAGGTGTGCCGGCAGTAGGAAGAGTATTATCAACTTGACGTCCGAGATTTTTGCGTCACGTGCGGTGTCAGCCTCTTGTAACGACTGCGTCAGGCTCTTGTCAGAGCTGTTTTGCTGCGCTGTGCTTCGGTACGCGGCTCTTAGCTTGCCGACAAGCTGGTGCGGTAGAAGGAATAGTGACGGTCGCAATCGTATCAAGAGTCTTCTCGGGATCGTTTGGTGGGACTATGCCCCAGGCTCGGCACGCCCTTTGCCACCTCCCGAAAAGTCCTGTGTGGTATGAGATATTGTGGGTACAATCGTCGTAGCTCTTCGTGTTGTTTTGGGCGGCTAAGGTGAGGAAGTTTGCTCAAAGTCGCCGCAACCTCTGGGATTTTGCTTTCGGGTAAACGCTTAGGCTGTTTGCTCAACAGCGCATCCACCTCAGACCGCATAAAAAAGAGCATGGTCGGGCGTCGCTGCTCGTCGAGAATGCTCGGCTCGCGGGGATCGACAATGCTCGGCTCGCCGTTCGGCCAATAACGACCGGTTTCCAGCACGTCATCGGCTTCGGATGTCGCCCAGAAGTGCCCTCCGATGGGTTGGGGGCCATTTTTTGTGAATGAGTAGGCCTTGATCTTACCCTGGTGCAGAGAGTTTCGCAGGCGATTCAGGGTGTGCGCAAACGCATCCCACAAGGGTTTAGGCCATTCAGCGCGATTCAGCTGGAAAAGCACTTGGACGGCCGCGTCAATGGTACTGTCGTCAGCGCGGTTCAGCTGCTCAAGCGCTTGGACGGTCGCGTCAATGTTCGCCTGAACGGCTGCGTCAATGTTGGTGTCGGATGTTGCTAGTTGCCGAACAGCTTCTTTGAGCAACTCAGGAAACCAACAATGGGCAGCCTTTACGATTGCCGCCTCCACGAGCATGAAACCTTCCGGGCAAAAGACATCGCTCATTGGCGGACCATTACGACCACTTTGGACGCCGCCGCTGGCGCCCCCGGATCGAGTAAGGCGCGGCGCGTCAATGCGTCGGCATGGTCAGCGATGTATTTGGAATAGGTCTGCTCGATCATGGCGACGCTGGTGTCATGCGCGGCCGCTACAACGCGGACCGGTACGTTGGCGAGTAGAGACCTCACGATGCTGGAGTGCCGCAGCGCATAGATGGTCACCTCTGCAGGATCGAGCCCGGCCGCCAGGGCAGCCCGCGCGAACGGCCGCGTATGGTCCGCCCTGCACCAGTGATCGCCGCTCGGCTTGACCAGCAACGCGGCGTCGGCGGGGCGGCGACCGGCGGCTCGCTTCAGCTTAGCGGCAACGCTGTTAGGGATCGGAATCGGCCGGCGCGTGATCTTTTTCTGCCCTCTGCCCTTCCGCGAAGATGGTAGCGAGAGACGGGGCGCCGCATCTGCGTGCAAGTCTTGCACTTCGAGGCCGCGGAGCTGACTAACGCGAGCGCCGGTGACCGCAGCGAGCTCGACTAAGAGCCCGAATTCCGCCCCCACGCCATACGCGGCGGCAATGACGTCGAGCACCTTGAGGTCCGGGAGGATTACGTTTCGTGACTCACCGGCATCGTTGAGGGTCGCCAGACCTATCTGCCATGCTGAGCGATTGTTGATGCGCGGATCGTGGTTTGCGGCGAGATTCATTGCAGCCTTAAAGGAGTGGCTGACCCGATTAACTGAGTCTCGCGCGAGGCCTTTCTTGAGCTGTGTGTCGCGGAAGCGGCGGAAATCGCGGACAGTGAGCGTGCTGACCAGCTTCCCCGCAAGCGTATCGGACAGATGCACACGTACGCGGGAGGCATTGGCAATCTCGCCGCCTCGTGCTCGCAAGTCAGCCTCATAGTGAGTGAGCGCCTGGGCCACGGTCACCGGCTTCTCGCCTTCACCTTCGTTGCCGCGCGCGAGGCTCCGCACCCGATCTATGGCTTGCCAATAATCCAGGACCGTTCCGCCATTGGCGGTTTCCAGATCATCCGCGTGCGCGAAGGCGTCAGTCCAGTAACGTCCTTTCCCAAGCGCCGCCTTCACCACCCAAGACCCAACGCGCTTGTTGCGACGGTAGAGGAGGTGGATCCCCGGGCCGACCTGCACCGCATAGGGCTTCTTGCGCACGTCTAGTCGCAGCCGGGCGCTGCGGGTTTCGAGATAGGCGGATCGGATTCTTCGCGGCATTCACATATCCTTCCTCTAAAAAGTGTCCCTAAAGTGTCCCCGCGACGGGAAAATACGGCCATGGACGCCCATTGACGAATGGGGACAGAAAGCCTTGATTAAAGGGCACAACTGAAAACCGCCGTGTATAGCTATGGACACGGAAAGACGGTGCAGAAGCCCTCTCACGGCGAAAACAGGGGTTCGAGTCCCCTGGGGAGCGCCAATAAATTCAAATACTTAGTAACGTAGCAACTGGTGATGTCCAACGTCTGTCCGATAAACATGTGGCGAAAGCCGGGAGCGCCTCCCCCCTCCTTCCCACTTTGCGGGAAGGGAAGAGGGTTTGGCACGCAGCATCTTGCGGGTTGCGCGCGGCGCGTCGCGCAATTCGATCCACACCGGCGCGTGGTCGCTGCCATTCTCTTCGCCGCGGACATTGCGATCGACGCCGG